ATAGAGCAGATACGGCAGGCCGTTCTGGCCGGTCATCTGGATCGCCGTGACGTTGGGAATGCCGATCCGGTCGGCCTTGCTGTTGATCGCCTTGGCGATGTCCGCCAGCCGCTCGTCCACCGAGCCGGCCGTGGGCGCGGCATACGGCTGCGGCGGATACCGCAGTTGCGTGTGGATCGCTGGCGTGCGTGGAGCAACTGCCACCTACCTTTTCCCCCCTGGCCGTATCATCAGCTTAGGCCGTCCGACCGCCCATGGCTCGTCAGTCAGCGCCTCCAGCCTGATCCTGGCAACGCGGCCACTGAACCTGACATCGAGCAGGCCATTGTGGGTCACGGTGTAGGTGCCGGTGTCATACTCGGTCGTGTCGTGCATCTGCTCCTTGTGGAAGAAGCGCCAGCCCAGCACGTTCTGGATCACGCCGGACGCCGTCGTCGCATCGAGTGCCACCTGTCGCACGTGGTAGCGCTTGTCGCCCTCGCCGAGCGACACATCGCCGCTCTCGAGGTATATCTGCCCGGTGCCGCCGCGTGGCAGGCCGGCATCGGTGACGCCATACTCATGCAGATACAGCACCCCGCCGCTGCCGGACGGCGCAGGCCCGCCCAGCACCGGGAAGTCCATCGCGCCTGACGGGTCAGCGGCGGTGCGATGACGCACCCCGATGGTCCAGGGGCGCCCTTGATCAGCGTAGTTCACCGCAATGTAGCGGTTGCACTCAGTGCTGCCTTCGTCGGGCCAGTCCCACCATGCTTCGCTGAATGTCGGGTTGGGCGAGCCGAACACCCGGCCCAACATCTCGCGATTGACCAGCGAGAAAAACCAGTCCTGCACCTCGCACGGCATCGGCTGCACGGTGCCGCTGTAGAGCCAGAACGTCTGCAGGCCCGGCCACATGATGTTATTGCCGATCTGCACCAGCGACCGCGGGCTCATCACGCCGCAGCCCGAGGCGATCATGGTGATGCCGTAGGCGTAAGGCGGGCCGACATAGGTCATCAGGTGCAGGTCGTTGGTGGTCCAGATCAGCACGCCCTGCCCAGCCTTGACCGCCGCCACGGCGTAGGACTGCGTCTGTAACTGCTTGTCGCCGGCCAGGTTGGTCACCAGCGGCGTCCATACGTGATAGTTCTCCTGCTCGCTCCAGGCGATCGCCCGCGGATCACCTCCCGCTGCCAGCAGCACGACGTGGCGCTGGTCAGTGACCACCACGCCGCGATTCTGCACGGGCGCCTCGGTGACGATCGTCGGCAGCACCGTGGGCGTGTTGGGGTCCCACTCGAACAGGTGCCCGTCCTGCGTCGGCACGATCAGCAGGATCTCGCCGAACGTGTCCATCGACCACCGGTCGCCCATCAGTGCCGCGATGTCCTGCGGACCTACGTCGGAGGCATCCCGCGCCGTGCCGTAGGTGCTCTCGCCGTAGTCCGCGAGGCCGTAGCCCACGCGGGCACCCGGTGGCTCCAGTGGCCCCACACCTGTCGGGGTGATGTCAAAAAGCGTCTGGGTGTCGAACTTGTAGGCGAACAGCTTGTCGTCGGTGCCGAACGCCGCCCACTTGATACCGCTGTTGTCGTGCCACTTCAGGATGTCGCGCGCCAGCGTCGTGGTGGCGGTGTTGGGCTGGATGGCCCATCCGCCGATCGGCTGCGCCTGCCCCTGGCGAAACCGCACGCCGTTTGAGTCGAACCACCGGCCAGCCGATGCCGCAGGCGTGGCACCTCGGAAGATGCCCGGCGGCGGCGCCTGCAGGACGCGCTGGATGGGCATGTCAGTGCCTGCCCCGCGACGGTGCGGCGAGGTGTCGCGTTGGTCCGGCGCCCGCCGCAGCGCCGGTAATACTGCGGCTGGAGGCTTGGCTTCCCGCGTAAATAATTTTGGTTACCACGACGACCGGCGCCATGATGTCGAACCACGTGCCCGAGCCGAGCGTAATGGTGTGCTGATGGTTGCCGTCGCCGTAGATGGCCAGATTGTGCTGGTGATCGCCGGCGACCGAAAGGTTGTGTCCGTGGGAGCCATCCCAGCCGATCGCCAGACCAAGATTACCCGCGCCCCAGGCGGTAATGCTGTGGGAATGGGCTCCGGTGATGTTGGTCATGTAGTCGGCCATGCCAAAATAGCCGCTCATCACATCGAAGCCGCCGCCGCTCGTGCCAGCGCCGCGCTGCGGCAGGTTTATCCGGTGCTCGTGGTCTCCCTGCGTGTTGCTGACGCCAGTATGGCCGTGGTCCGGCAGATAGGCGCCAGCGTGAGCGTGCCCGCCCTGTGCGTCGGTGCTGTGAACGTGAGAGCCCTGCGCGTCGATGTGGCCGCCGTGCGCGTGCCAGCCCTGCACGTCGGTGACGATGGCGGTGGCTGGCAGATTGGCCATGGCGATTGGACGCGCCACTGCGCCCCGGATCTGCGCGAAGGTGAACGCCACCGTGGCGCCCGTCTCGTCAATGACATTGCCAGGCCCGACCGATGCACGCCCTGATGTCGGAGGCAAACGAAAGGTGGTGGAACCGTCCCCCGCCCCCCACACCGTTCCGAGCACCGCGAACAGCTGGCTGTAGGTCGTTCTGGAGATCAGACGCCCGTCGCACGCGAGCCACCCGTCCGGAGGCGTCGATCCGGCGTAGTCCAAAACCACGCCAATTGGCATGGCCATGAACAGAAATTCATCAACAACGTTCCAGTTGTCGTTCGTTTTGGTGCCCCACGTATCTCGTGAGGCTCCAACCTCCGGCAGCGTTAGGTTCAGGTTGGTGGTATACGTGTCGGGCATTGGCGTAGCTCCTACGTGTCGGCGGTGTCGTCGTTGAGTTTCACGTAAGCGCCGTCCCCCGCGACCGGCAGGCGGAAGCGAAAGCCATTTGGCCCCAATCCGGTCCAGCCATACTTCTGACCGACTCGACGCCGCCAGTCGCGGTGGTCACCAAACCCTGGCGCGGGCGCGGCGCGCGGCAGCACGGTGACACCGCTGACCTTCCTCTCGGCGACGTAGACCGTGCTGCCGTCGCATGCCTTCCAATCCGGGTTGCCGGTGGACGATGCGCGGATGGTGCCTGCGAGTACTGGCATGGTTGTTCTCCCTCAGAGATCAGCAGATGCGGTGAATGTGCCTACCAAGTTGACCGTGCCAACCGCGGCTGCCGTGCAATACACTTGCAGGGCCGTGAAACTCAGCACCGTGATACCAGCCGTCCCGATGTTGACATATGTCGGCCACGTGGGAATGCCGATGGATGGCGAGGCCCGCATCTCCACTGGCAACCCCAACATTGCTGATACCGGGCCACCCGCGACGGTGCCGTAGCCATACACCTGCACTGTGCCGCGTTGATAATACCGCTGGCAGTTCGCCAGATCGACCTGCGGGTCCGGCTTCTCTAGCGGCGTGGCAACGCTGCCGATCTCTAGCTGCACGCCCCATATATCAATCGTGCCGGACTGCACCCCGATATTGCCGGACAGTGCATTGTTCGTGGTGCCAGCCGAATACCACAGCGTTACCCAGGTCGAGCTATCACCGTTGGCGCCAAATGTTTTCCCTGCCGCGCTTGGTAGTGTGATCGTCGCGCTATAGCGTGTCCAAGTCGGCGTTACATTCACCGCCGCCGCAGTGGCCCAAACCGGCGTCGAAGGCGATCCGCCCGTGCCGAATACTTGCGCCAGATTAAGCCCCAACTTCAGGGCGGCACCGGACCTTGCCCACAACGACAAGATCACAGTCTTGCCGCTCAACCGGTAAACGTTCTCGGCCTTCTGGATCATGTAACAATCACCGGAGGCGTTACCAGTGAACACGTTTCGCAACGCGGTAGAAGCCTGCTCATCGCCAATCGCAGTCCGGTCAGCATCGAGTAGACCAAACGGCGTCACGCTTGCGGTGCCGGCGCTAAGATTTAGTTGCCAGCGATCAAACGTATATGCACCATTCGCAGTAAACGGTCCCCCACCACGCTGCGCCACATTGAACATCGAGTTGTGGATCAGATTGCGTCCGACGTTGTTGGCTGCCGCCGCCGCAGCGGCATTCACCGCCGCCAGGGAGGCGCGAGACGTATCGGTCGGGTGGATATGATCCGCCTTCGCCCAGGTCGTGCCGGCGCCAACTGTCGCCGTGCCATCCATTGCTGGTGTCGTGCTCGATGCCACCGGCACCTGCTGCAGCGGCACGGCCTGCAGCGCACTGGCGGCGGTGCCCGGGAGCGACAACGCCCCGGTCATGGTCGAGCCGCCCAGCGCCACATAGCGCGCGTCCGCCGCTGCCAGCGTCACGCCGGCATTGCGTAGGATCTGCCACGTCCCCAGGCCCGACGCCCATATCACGCGATCGCCGTTGGCCACCGTCAGGCCGGCGATTCCTGGCACGCCCACAGGCACGACCTCTGGCGTCGCCGGATTGGCCGTGACAGCGACGTAGTTGGCGTTGCTGATGGCACCGCCAGCGCTGATGTTGGGGCTGTTGGCCGCGACGCTCCATGTGCCGAGGTAATTGCCGGCCAGGTTGATGGCGTTGTCTACATAACTGCGCGGCGAAGCGTGCAGCGGCTGCGTCGGGTCGCGAAACAGCGTGATGTCGCCGCCCGTCATGGTGCCACCGGAGAGCGGCAGATACGCGGTGCCGGAACCGCTCCCGGACACGGTCCACATGGTACCATTCCATGTGTACGTGACACCGTTGCTGGCGGTCCATGTGTCGTTGATCGCGGGGCCTGACGGGAAGTCCAGCGGCACGGCGCTCTCCTCAGTGAATCATCGTGACCATAGGCCCGCCAGCCGCCGGGACCACCACGGCGACGCTGGTCCAGTGTTCCAACGCCACGAATGTGACAACCGCCTGCAACCCTGTGCTGGTGGTAGATGTCCAGTGTTCGGCCACCACGATAGTGGTCCTCGCATCAGGGTTCGTGGTTAGCCAATGTTCGGTCGGAACATTTGTAACATTCACATCGGTCATGCTGTGGCGTTGACCAAAGCACGATCTACAAGATCGTGAAACGCATCAAATGGGCGCATGTCCTCTAGGCCACCACAAGTGGGCCAACGTTTACTAAATTGACCGCTGCTGCTGTCCACGCCGTGCCTGTCTGGGGGTCCGTCGTGTCATGCCGCCACGCCCACTGCCAGTTAGACGTGGTGAGCACAACGGTCGGTGACGCAACCGTGGTGCCGCCAGACTTGAGTTGCACCGCAGCCGTGCGTGTGCCTGAGTCGGACTTGATCATGTATGCGCGCGTGACCACGGCATGTGTGACGAGCGGTGTCGATGCGATGGGTGCGATACCGTAGAGGTCGCTGTGTCCGACGACGCTGTCATAGACGTAGGATGTGGTCGCGTCCTGCTGGGGTTCGTTGACGCAATCGTTGTTCTGCGTAGCGAGGTAGATTATCTGCGCGTAGAACTGGCGCTGGCCTGTGGTAAATCCAGCCGGTGCCGTTACCGGGAAACTGGCATACGCGGTGGTATTGGTCAGCGATGTGAGAACCGAACTAGATACATTGTATGTCGCACTCGCATCCTGATCGAATGCTACCCAGTAGGTCTGCCCCCTGGATACATGCACAGGCGATGGAAAGGTTAGGGCATTGAACCCGATCACGGGGTTGGTGATGGGGTTGGATGTAGCCAATACACTCCCTGGATTACCGCCAATGCCGGTGTTGTCATAAATAGCAGCCATGACGTGCCCCGTCATACCAGCAACACCGAGGTTGAAGTTAACTTGGCTGATTACGCCAGAAGCAGACGGGATAAACTGATCATAGTGTGCCAACCCGGAGGTATTGGCTGCCGTCGTGTTCTGGGCACCAAGCGTCTGCGTCGTGCTGACTGCCGCCCGCGCGAACTGCACGCTCGCATCGGACGCGGGCATTCGTGTATACGCGCGTATATCTCCCATCCATGCAACGGATGATGCGTCGCTGCGCCAGTAGAGGTCGTCCAGTTGGTGCGCGTTGACCGCAGCCTGTTCACCGACCTGTAGCTTGTTCGCATAGGCGTTGGCCGAGTTCTGTGTATCTCGTATGGCCGTGCTGTCATAGTCATCAACCGGGTTGCCATTCTTGCGGACACGCAAGCGGCCAACCGTGTTGCTAATGACCACCTCGCACTCGAACGCATACCAAGTGTTGATCACCGAGACAGCGCCTGTGTAGGTGTCGAGCACCGCTCCCGCCGGGCCACCTGATGTCAGCAGGATGGCACCGTCGCTACGATGCACGATTGAGCATTGTGCTGTCGTGCCATCAAGGAGTTGCAGATATGCACCAAGCGTCGTGCCTGAGATCGCCGTTGTCTGGCGAAATGCGTAAACGAGATGATGCACCGCATCATTCTGGCCGCTGCTCTTGACCAAGTTGAACGTCGTGGAACTCGGCATCGACAATGCCTGACTGCCGCTGAACCGTCCCGCCACAAGCGTAGCCGTGCTTGCAACGCCACTGTCCCAATAGCCATTGAAGGCATCGGCTGGTGCCGCGTAGCAATCGAACCCGTCGCCAAATGCCCACGCCATGCTCTAGCTCCAGGTCACAGCAAGCGACAGCAGCGCGTCGGTCGGGCTGCCGGTGCTGCCGGTGATCACCGCCGTGATGTTGTCGCCCGCAGCGAACACATTCAGCGCCGTCGCTGTCGCGGTCGCCGGGGTGGATGACGACACGGCAACCGCCGACAGGCCGGTGACCGTGGTCCCGTTGACCTTGATGGCCACAGTGAAGCTGCCGGCACCGGTGAAATACTTGAGCGTGCTGATGGTGCCGGCGTAGGGCATGTCCCACCACCACACCGTATCGTCGCCGACCGTGGCCGCGTTCTGCCACTGCGCCTGGAGCCTCGCCAAGTTACGGGGCGCAGGCATCGCGACCGTGCTGGTCGCCGGCACCCACTGGGTAGATGTCCCGTCGTCGTAGAACACGAACAGGTTGCCGCTGGTCGCGTCCCACCACAGCGCGCCGTCGATCGGCGAGGCAGGCGGCGCCACATCGGTGACAGCGCCGCCAGGACCGGCACTGCCGGCAGTGCCATTGGCCGCCGCGGTGATGCGGCCCTTGGCATCGACCGTGAGATTCGTATTCGTGTAACTGCCCGCTGTAACGCCCGAGGACACCAGCACCGGGTTGGGATAGTTGCCGGTGAGATCGCCGCCCGCCGTGCCTGATGGCGGCAGCGAGGCTGGTGGCACAATCGTCGCGATCTGCGCGTCCACGTAGCTCTTGTTGGCCGCATCGAACGGCGTCACCGGGGCGCCAGCGTTCAATGCCAACTGGCCGGACAACTCACCGCCGGTCAGCGGTAGGAACAGACCGCCGACGCTGGTGCTCAGCACCGTGTCGAGCGTGTCGAAATTGCCGTTGATGTGGTCGCCCCACATGTCTTCATCGGCATCGACGGTGGGCTTCAGCAGGCCGAGGTTGGGGGTCGTGGCGTAGTCTGATCCGCTCATGCGGCCCTCCGTAGCGGCTTCTGAGCCGGTCCCCATGTTCCCGGCTGGCACATATCCACCGGCTCCCATGCCGCCGGCTGGCATGCCTCGACCGGCGTCCACACGCCAGGCACGCAGGGATCGGACAGGGAAAAGCCGATCTCGATCAGATCCACCCAGGACTGCAACGTCGGCTCGCGCGCATAGCGCCCCCGCCCGTAGCGGCGCATGCCGTAGGGCGTGCCCACCGACGCCCCAAATGCCACCACCATGCCAGCGGGCCGGATGCGTGCCGCGCCATAGGGATGCACCGTCACGGTGTGGTTAGGCACCGCCTCGGTCAGCAATGTGCCTGCCGCATCATACAACTGGACGGTGGAGATCAGCCCCCAGCCATAAGGATACGCCAGGGGCCAGACGATCCCGTCGAGGTTGGCGACCGAGATGCCATCGACGGTGTTGCTGAACAGCACCGCTTGGCGTTCGTAGTCGTTGCCGGCGACCTCAATGCCCCCGACGCTTAGCCCCACATAGCCAGTGGCTGGCAGGGTGATCATCAGAACACACCAGACATTTCCTGGGTGTACGGGGCCCCACTCATATCACTTTGTTGCTTGGATAAGTTGGCTCGCGTAACCGCCTGTTGGTATTTCGCGTCCCATACGCTGACCATCTCGGCGTCCTGCTCGAACACCCCGGCGTGGCTCAGCACACCGTAGAGATAGATCGCATAGTGCTGCTCCAGCACGGTGTTGGTGTCGGACGGGATCAGTAGCGGCTTGGGCTTGGCATACCACGACATCTCGATCATCTGCGGCACCCACGTCGGGTCGGGCGTCGCCGGGATGATCGGATGCGGCAGGAGCTCCAGGCAGTCGGCCCGCAGCCGGTAGGCCCACGCCCACCGCGTGTAGGTGTAGGTGCCGGGATACGGATAGTCAGGTAGTGCCCCGGAGACGTCGGTCCAGCTGCCGCTCCACTCGTCCTTGAGCACCAGGTTATTACCGGTGGCCGCGTCGCGGATGCTGGCCATGGTGGAGAAGTCCGGCGGCAACTGGATGTAGGCCGCGTCGACCGCCTGCACCGCCGTGACCTCCATGCAACGCGCCCGCAGCGTCTGCTGCAACTCGGTCTCCACGATGGTCACCCAGCTAGGCAGGCGTGCCGCGCTATCCCGGCGGTCGAGATAGCTCAGCACGTCGTCCTGCAGTTGCTGGTAGGTCGGCACCGTTACTTCTTGTCGCGCTCTTCGCGCTCGCGCCGCTCACGGTCTTCCCGCTCGCGGTTTTCGCGCTCCTGGCGTTCCCGCCGCTCCCGCTCTTCGCGCTGCTCGCGCTGATCGCGCTGCTCACGGTCCTCCCGCTCGCGGCGCTCACGGTCCTGGTCATGGCCCGGCTGGTTAGGTTGCTGACCCGGTTGCGTCGGCTGGTTTGGCGGCTGCTCGCCGGGCGGGCGTGGCGGTGGGTTGGCGGGCATCGGCTGGCCGGGATTGGGCTGGCCGGGCTGCTGCGTCACGGCCCGCTCGACGCTCAGGTCATGCGGGTCGGGCTGACCGGCGATCTCGGCCATTATCCTGGTAGACTCGCGCGCCATCCGCAGCACCTCGCGCCCGTGCTCGTAGGCCATCTCCCGAAGCTCGCCGAAGCTTTCCGCCTCGGGGTAGCAGCGCATCACCAGCACCTTGTCGAAGTCGGGCGGCAGGTATGGCTCGTCCACGTTGGTGGTGCCCGCCCAGCCCGGCGGCGGGATCATGTCGCCCTGGTGATACTGGCCGGGATACTCCTGGCGCGGCGGCACCGGGTTCCGCCCGTGCTCGTCGGAGCCGGGAAAGCGCGGCGTCTGCACCGTCTGCACCCCTTGCGCGCGCTGTGCCGCTGTCGCCGTGGGTGACGGCGCCATCTGGGCGTTGCGGTTGGGCTCGTCTGTGGTTCCCATGGGCATGGTCAAAGCCTCCTGCCGTCGTCGGTCCTGAAGAACCGGTTATCCGG